GCACCCAGCAAATAAGCGGAGTGATCTGCAATGGAGTCCTCAATGGAGCCGTACTTGCGGAAGTCGGCCGTGACGGTCACATAGCTGCCATCCGTGTTCTGCTCTCCGGTCTGCATGGTGTAGACGGAATGCCCATCCCACGCAGAGCCAGCCCAGCTGTTCCCCGACAGCGAGGATTTCATGCCAAAGCAGTTATTGGCATTCTGTGCCAGCTCGGACTTGCCGTAGCCGGATTCCAGAATGAACTGCGCCATGGACACGCTGGCAAGGATGCCGGACTGCTTCTGGTTTGCGGTAAACAGCGTGGCCACCTTTGTCACAACCTCTGCGGACTCCATATCCTTCAAAGAAGCTGCCTGCAAGCCAGTGGACGCAACAGGAGTGCCCAGTGCCGCCGTTACCTTGGCCGCCAGATCACTGAGGCGGCTGTACAGCCAGTCGCCGGGGCAGGCTTTGTTCGCATACCAGCGGTGGACGGTCAGAACCATCTCATCCGATGCCGGCGCATAGTTCAGCGTCTTGTTCTTGTCCCCCAGCCAGAGCAGCTTGGTCTTACCGTTCCGCTTGCAGATGTCGGTACAGAGCTTGATAAGCGAAGTGTAGACGGCACTGTTCATGGCGTATGGGTGGGTCAGGTCACTGGCGCACTCGATAGTGATAGCCCGCTGATCGTTTGCTGCACTGGAAGAGCACCAGCTCCGGTTCTTTTCTTCGACACAGAGCGACACACGGCCGTCCTTGCCGATGCCGTAGTTACAACTTGCCTGACGACTCGGGCTGATGAAGCAGCCACAGATACTTTCCGCAGACAACTGCCCCACCACACAGTGCGGGGTGATGCGGTCGATGCTGTGTGTCCGCTGCCCAGAATGGTTCGGGCTGAGGTTCGTATAAACCACTAAGGGACTGTTAGTGTATGCCATAGAAGATTCCTCCCAATAGAAAAAAGCCCGGATTGCTCCGGGCCAGACTGTGTTGATTTGGTTTTTGGTCAGGGCAGAAGCAGCTTCATGCCGATTCGGATGGCATTGGAAGTCAGGCCGTTCAGCTCACGGATGTCCGTGTAGTGGGTACCGCTGCCGAGCTTACGCTCTGCGATGCGCCACAGGTTGTCCCCCGCTACGACTTCGTACACATCTCTGCCGACAAAGACATAGGCATCATCCTCGTTCAGCACATAGGCAATGCCGTCCTCCGCCTCCGGGCACTTGATCTTCAGCCAGTTGTCGCAGACCTCCAGCACCTCCACGATGGTGTTCATCGGGTACACAGTCACGACCTCTGCTTCGAGACTGGGTTCCTTGCGGATGTTCATCAGGGTCTTCAGCTTACCGAAAGCAACGGCATCCGGCTGTGGCTCTGCGGACGGGAAGTCCTCTTCGCCATCGCCGGGTGCATCATCGCTGGGCTTGTCCTCTTCCGGGAGATCCATTACAGGCTTCTCCTCAGCGGTTTCTTCCCGGGTCGTGGGCTCATCCGCCGGATAGATGACCGTGCCGTCCTCGGCAAAAACATGGCTGCCGGGGTTCTCGTCACACTTCGCCTTGGCATTTGCCAGCAGCTTATATGCACCGAGCTGGGATGCGTCATCGTTCCAATCGGTCCGAACACGATAATAGCCGGTGTTCAGCTTTGCAGGATATTCATTCATAGTCGTTCCTCCATCTAAAATTAGGGAGAGGTCGCCCTCTCCCAATAGACTCCTTCATAAAGCGCACGATTTTTTGGCTTTGGGGAGGTACTTTTCAGAAAACTTCTCTTATTATGCTTACTGAAATTCAGCATTTGGTACCCAGTTCTCCAAATTTCCCTCTCATAAAGCACAATGAAAATGGCGAAAAGTTGTATAGTTACCCTTCTTTTTCGTCATCTTTCTCCGGGATATGCTTCTCGTTGGTCAGCTGGATCAGCATATCCTTCAGCTTTTCGGGGATGGGAATACCGATCACAGCAGAATTTTCCAGAATGGACAGACCTTCATTGGACAGGTAGAAGAAAATCACAGCGGTGCGAATCGCTGCGCCGTTCTGAAGCACCTGCGTATCGATAACATTCGCCACGCCCACCAACAGGAAGATGCACACCTTCTTGGCAATGCCCTTAAAGCCCACCTCGCTGGACAGCTCCTTGCGGATGCCCGCCGCAAGGATGCCGGTGAAGTAGTCGGTCACCACAAAGATGATGAGTGCGTAGAGGAAGCCATCAAAGCCTCCGAAGAACCAGCCGAGAAAACCGCCCAGTGCCGCAAAAGCAAACTGGAGCTTGTCGATTACATTCTGCATACTTGTACCTTGCCTTTCCTGCCCTTTTCCTGGCATAAAGAATGGGACGGTTTTCACCGTCCCTGTGTAATGGTGATCTATATAAACACAGCCGTGTGGCTGTGGGGTATTAAATGGCGTTCAGCATACGAGCAAGACTGGCTCCGATCAGCTCGTGTCCGATGGGGTTCGGATGCACACCGTCAACGATATACTCCGCTTTCACCTTGGCATTTTTCGGACTCAAGCCAACGGTCCAGCCATCCAGCACCGCAAAGCCGAACTCATCTCGTGCCACATCGTAGATAGCCTGTTTGTACTGAGCCAGTGTAGCACCCACCTTGTTAGCAGCCTCACTGGAACGATGGAACGGTGTCAGGAAAACGATGCGCTTGCCGGGATACTTCTCGCAAAGCCCACTACACAGTACATGAAGGGCTCCATAGAACGATACATCCGTAGTGTCGGCAATCGTTCCAAGCGCAACGCCTGTGCCGTAGTCATTGGTGCCTCCTGCGATCACGACCATGTCTGCCGCAGCGTCCATACTCGAATATCGCAGAGAAATCGCACCGGTCGGAGACTGGTACGAGGTACTGGAAATGCTGATGCCAGACACACCATAGTTTCGGCATGTCGCTCCCAATCTTTCACAAGCGATTTCGCAATAACGCTTTTCAGCCCGCTTATTGGGAGAAGAACCTCCCACAGGGGTATACGCTCCATAGGTGATGGAGTCCCCGATAAAGTTGATGGTCTTCCCTCTCCAGTTGGAGTTCTGCACCAGCAAAGCCTGTTCAATGGACTCCTTCACGGATTCGTCCCATTTTGTGAGTTTCTCCTCCACAGCCTTGTTCTGATTGTCAATAGCAGTCTTGTTCTCTGCCACCGCAGTCCGAATCGGCTCCAATTCAGTCTGCTTGTCCTGTTCGATCTTACTCAGAATCGCTGCCTCTCTCTAGACTGCTCTCCGGTCCCTATCCGCACCTACTCGGTTCAGAAGCTCCGTCAGGCAGTTCACACACGGAGTTCCTTCCGTATCACAAACCACAACCTGTGCTTTCGCCGCTTCCTCCTCGGTCAGATTGATATAGAGATACTTCGCAGAACTGCGGTTCCATGCGGAAATCGATGTCAGCATCATAATGGCACCGTCATCCATCTCCTTGAAATGCTGGGCAGGAACAATGGACAGTCGTCCAGCATAATGGAAGTCTCCCTCCATGCCTCCCCAATTGCCACGCATAACAGCGGGCTTGCCGCGCAGCCCATAAAAAAGGACATTCAGCTTGGCATCATGGAGATTCCCGGTCGGAATCAACAGATAATAGCCCTCGCCATTGGGATCAACACGCCCCGACATATCATCGCTAGTATTCAGTCCACTAACATCCACATGGCCTTTATAAAAGGTTCCGCCCCGAATCAGGTCATAGTCGTTGCGCCATTCTTCGTAAATATACTTCGCAAGACTTCCATGAGCTGTGCCATCCACTGTCTCAGCGTCGGCCCCTGCATAGTAGGCATCCACTGCCTTCAGGCGCTCACTCAGATTGGCATAGGTATTTCCATCTGCATCCACCCGGGCATCAAGGATCTCTGTATCAGTGGTATTACCACCGACAATACTGTTCATCCGAGCTGTAAGCTGATTCTTGGTGGTTTCCAGGTCTTTTCGGCCAGCCACAAGATCATTTCTGGCAGTAGTCACCTGTCCGGTCAGAGTTGTGGTCGTTTCCTGAAGATTTTTCGAGATGCGCTGTTCAGTAGCCGAGAGTTCTTGACTGATTGCCTCGTGTGTCTCAGACAACTCATTGCTCATGGCTGTGTGGGTCTCGGACAGTTCCTTGCTCATCGCAGCCTTAGTCGCATTGACATCAGAATGCATCTGCTGAACATCTGCATCAACATCCTGCTCCAGATTATGAACCTGTGCGGAATACTCCGAGCAGATTGCCCAGTATTCCTCGCTGCTCAAAGCAGTACCCGCCGGGACGGACCTGCGGCTGATATAGCTGTCGCCTGTCTCCGGCTGATACACGATACTGAGCATCTCGTACTTACTTCTCTTATTCCATGTGCCGCAATGCTTCGGCACAATGCGTCCGCCTACGAATTCACCCATGATTTCATTCTCCCTTCTGCTTGCTCAAAGGCTTACCAACGTCTTTTTCGCAAGCAGGGGGAGGATGAAAATCAGCTTTCAGGAGTCCCCCCCCGAAAATCTCTTTCGTATTATCGTTTTTATTCATAATTTTCCTTTCTCAGAGGGCATTTACCTCTGCATCCATAGCGATACACTTCAGACGATACCAGTTGATAATCTGGCTCATATTGTTGGTGTTCGTTCCGGGAATCTTTGGCCACAACACCACTTCATGATCCAGCAGCCCCTTCGGGATGTCCACAAGGAAGTTTGAAACCACCGTCTGAACATTACCCTCGCTCAGAACGTTCTTTCGGAGTGAGGCATACCGGGACTTGATCTTTGCTCTGTAGCAGTTGTACAGGATTCCCATCAGCTTGTGGCTGCCGGCAAACCCTTTGAGCGTCGTGACCGTATCCGGGTTATAGTAGACCTTACCGTTCCAGCAGTTACCGAATGCGGTGTCAAGATCGTACTCGGAGAACGCCCACTTCACGCCATCAAAGGTCATCAGGATATAGTTCTTGTCGAGGTTATCGGTCAGTGCGAACATGGAGGTAATGATAAAGTAGTCCACGGCGCTGTCAAGATCCAGATACGGACTGAGTGCCGACTCCACATCTGCTGCGGTAGTGCCGCTGAAGTTCATAACAGCACGAATCAGAGTATTCACGCTGTCCTTGACCCACTGGGTATTGGATTCGTCCGGCACATACTCCATCTCGAAGTCGGTCTTATCCACCTTAGCTTCCTCAGCAAACTGCGTTCCCTTGGCGTGCGTTTCGGCCGTCAGGATACACTCCTTGACTCCATCGGTCATACCGAACATCCACTTATCCTTCGGAATGTTCAGCGTGTAGATGCCCTGATACTCGTTGTTGATTGCCACCATGATAGGGAACCCATCAATGGCACCGCC